CTCCAAACGGTGTCAAAATCAACTGGAAAATCCTTGGTTGCCCTTCCAGGCCATTCGCCTGTGCTTTCATAATGTAACCAAGCACAGAAGGCTTCTGGATTTGCCTTGTCCTGGTTGTCTTGCACACATTCTTCAAAGTTTTCATATCCTGCGAATGGCATTTTTATTCACCCGTGGTAAAGGTAAATACAAGGTCTTCCTTCATGCCCAACTTGTCGCCACCATCTTCAATAACGGTAGCCTTGGGAATTGTTACTTGAAATTCCTGCTCACTTGACCAATCGCCATCAGCCTTCAAAACAAGGGTATTGCCATCACTGATATCAATGTCATCAAGTTCATTTGCTTCGCTGTCCAAATTCTTAACTTCAATTTCGCCTTCGGTGGTTCCCTTGTCTTTCCAATAGTCTATGTCCTTGTTAAACTCAATTTCAATGTCTGAGCTCTTGTCAACCTCTTCAGTAATGTCTGGGCTGATTTCCTCCACTTCCAGGAAGTTCTCACCATATTTCACCAACGGTCTCTCCCCTGGGTTCAGGTCATCAAGCTCATCATAAATGTCTTTGAAGCCCTCTACTATCGCTTCCAAAAGTTCTGCCAAACTGGGAAGGTGCTGTCCACCTTCTCCATAACCAATATGCTTGGGAATTTTCTCAGGCATGCTTGTTTGCCTCCTTTCGTTCTCAATTAGATTTTACTACAACTGCACCTGCAACGCAACTTGTTTACCCGTTCTCCCTATACCAAACCCATACCACCTCCAAGAATTTTATTGTCTCTCCACCTGTGTTTTCCAAAACAAGGCCATACTTTGTGTTCGGTTTCAATATCCATTGGTATTCATCCCGTTCTGCCATAGGTGTTTTACCTGCTGCTGGCCCTCCTGCTGCATGGCCTCTGATTCTGTTGGGCAATAAGCCAACCGTGTCACCATCTTCCCCTGGGTCGGCATCCCAAAACTCAATGCCTGGGTCTCTCACATCTTCCCTGTTCAATGCCCAAGTTTTTAACTGGTCTTCATCATCCTGGGCATCTGGGTCAAAAGTGGTTTCTTCCTGCAAAGTTATTTTCAGTTCGCTTGTGTCAATTTCCACTGACCGCAGTGCCAGGTGGATTGGGTCATCCCCTGTCTTAATGGCAATCTTCTTTTCCTCTCCTGCACCAAGGCCATCTTCCCCGTCATCACTTTCATACTTGCCAAACACTGTTGCAAATGCAAGCCCCTCATGCACCTTCTTGTGAGCCAATGGAATTTGAATGCTGGCCCCTGACCGCTTGTCAAACTGGTCATAAAACTTAACATCTCTTTTGGCATTCTTTACTGACATCTGCTTCCCTCCTTCCTTTTATGCTGCATCAACAAGGTCTTCTTCATAGAATGTGGTCTGGCTCGGTGCTGCTTTTCCTTCTGGCATAATGAATGGCCTTACCCTGCACCTGCAGTTAATCCATTCTTCAATTGGCCCGTTCCTGTCGCCTGGATGAAGAAGGCCATTGCTGAACGCATCCCCAATTCTGGTTATCTCCCCGTGCATATTCCAGTGGTCTGCTATGGTGTCTGGGTATAACCCTGCAGGGTTTCCCCTTACCCTTTCGTCATCTGACATAATCCACTGCTCAAATTCCACATTCATCTCCCGCATGCTCTCGTGTGCACCTTTGTTCTGGCTTGCCAAAATCTCTGTTCTGGCAATCCTTCTCAACTCATAGTCTTTCATCTGCTCAAATCTATCATCCAGAAGCATGGCAGCCTCATCAATGCCAAGCCCTTCCTGCTGTGCTTGCACCAAAGCCCCCATGACATCCCCTCTGATTCTCTGCATGGTTCGTTCACTGGCTTCAAAAACGTGTTCCCTCAAGGTCTGCAAAGTTCTGTCTGGCATCTTCTTCAGGTCATCACCAATGCTTATGCCTGCCTGCCTCAAATCGTTGATAACCCTGTTCCTGCCATACTGGCCTGCATCTTCTGCTCCACCTCCAAGGATTCCTGCAACCCTGTCCATAGCTTCTTCAATGGCTCGCACAACCCTTCTCCTGGTGGAATCATCACTGGGAACCCTGCCAATTCTCTGCAGTTCTCTTATAACCTCATCTTGAACATCGGCAAACAAACCTTGAAGCTGCCTGTTCACCCTTGCTTCCATTTGCTGTTGTTGCCTGGGCACATTCTTCATTGCCCTTACTGCTCTCAGGTGCTTTTCAACTTCCAGTGCCATCTCCAGTGCCAGGGTCATCTCTTAATCAACCCCTTCACTGCCTGGGCAATCTGGTTGGCCTCATGACCGTTTTGTTGTTTCTCTGCAATCTCCAGCAACCTTTCCTGCAGTGACATCATGGCTGCCTCAACTTCCCTTGGTTCCGCAGCTTGTTCAACTGGTTGGCCTCCAAGGTAATGCATATCCATGGCAGGGTCATCACTTTCTTCCAGGCCATACCTGTCCTTGAAGTGTCTGATAATCTGGTTGGGTGTCGCTGCTGCCATCTGGAAAAGCCCCTGCAAAATGTTCAGGTCATGCTGTTCATCCCTGGTGTCAATCTCGGCAAATTTGAATTTCCAATCTGTGGCCTCAAAGCCTCCCCAAAGCACATAACGGTTCAGTAAGGTTTCCAGGGTTTCCTGCCTTGGTTCGATAATTGACCGCTTGTATATCTCTGTGCTTTCTTTGGCAGTGTTTCCTCCCAGGCTTCCTTCCTTGGCAATGCCTGCCCTATATGGTGGAACCCCGTGGGCTGAAAGCACTTCTTCCATGTTGTCCTTCCTGTATAATCTGAAGCTGGCTTCCTTGGTTTCAACTGCCAAAGGTTTGAAATCAATTTTGACTTCCCCTTGCCTATCCCTGGTGGGCACTGAAAGGATTAAGGTGCTGTGGGGATTCTTGGCAAGCTGTGAGAAGTGGTCTTTGATTTCTCTTTCCAAAACCGTTTCCCCTGTTGGTTCGCCATTCTCATCAAGCACTTCCTCATCCTCAAAGTTCCCTGAGACAAACACAGCATATGCAGGCACACCAAAGTTCTCGAAAAAGCTGATGTTATAATTCCTTCTGCTTACATCTCCATGCACTGCCCCCAGTGCTGGAATAATATCTGGTATGCCATAGAAGTCTGACCGTGGTGTGTAGTTCGTTATCCAAATTATTTCACTGGCCCGTCTTCCTGGGTCAAGTGTTCCAAGCTCATATTCCTTGCCTGTGTTGTAGTCAACATCCTTGTCATGCTCTGCCCTTTTGAACCATACCCTTTTGGTTCCCCTTATCTGGCAGAACCTGTTTCCATCCCTGTGAATCCGCATGGTGTGGGCAGGGATATGCACCAAAAGGCTTGGCCTTCCCCTGGGGTCATAGTTCTCCCTCACCATTTCAATGGCTCCATAGCCAATTGTCTCAAAATCAAACATGGCTTGGTTCAGAACCGTGCTAATTGGTTCAGGCATGCCATCAAAAAACTGCTTGACCGTGTCATATTGGTCTTGGCTGCCATCTTCTTCTCCAACCGCTTCCAGGTTCCAACCCAAGCCTGCTGTATCCCTTGCCTTGGTTCGGCAAGCCCTATAGTGATATGTGTTCAGCTCCAAAGCCCTTGCCAGAACATCAGGATTATATATTGGCTTCAAAAGCCCCTGTGTTCCATAATCTTTCTCAAACACATCGGTCTCAATCTTTCGGCTTTGCTCATCACTCTTGGTGGCATATTGATTGAGCACATCGCTGCCAATAAATTTGCCCGTTTGCGTAACAACTCCAAAAGGTCTTGCCATTGCTTTTACCTCCTTACACTTTTGGCCCTTATCTTAACTGGCCCCTTTGCGTCTCTTGCATATGCAAGCATCAATGCATCAGCTCTGTCAGGAGAAGGCAACCCTCTCTTTTTCATTTCATCCTTGCTCTCAACCTGTATCTGGCCTCTGCTGTTCACCTTGTATTTCATGCTGCTCAACTGGCTAATAAGTTCTTCATCTTCCTCAATGTCAATGTCGCCTTCCTCAAACCGTTCACGCAACCCCCACCACCATTCACTCCTGGTGTTGGCAAACCTTTCGCTATCACTGGCCTTCATTCCTGACCGCATCTCCAAGGCAGGCTTGCCCTGTTCCTTCATCCTGTCGTAAACTCCTGCCCCCAGGCCATCAGCATCAATCTTGGCAGCTTCTGCTCCTGTCTCCAGCAGCATCTTAATAGTATGGCCCGTGGTGTCCATGGTGTCTCCCATCGGAATAATCTTCTTTATCCTGGCAACTGGCCCCTGCCTCAAAAGGAAAACCGTTTCATCTGGGCCATATCTGGCAACGTCAACTCCAAGCTCAACTGGTTCACCTGGGTCAAGGCTTCTCTGCACTGCAGCCTGCACCCATGCAAGTGGAATAAGACTGTCCGTTCCCTGCTGTGGGAATTGGCCCTTGACCCTGCTGTAATAAAGTGGTGATTCCTTGCCCCACCTCTTGTATCTTTGGGCCACCCAATTTGGTGTTATCAAATAAGGCATTGGCAATGGCCCTGTTATCTTCTCCTGCCAAGTGTCTTCCTCAATGTCTTCTTCCGTTATGCCAAAATCTGTAAAATTTGGTGTCTCAAAGGCACTGATGTTTATCTTCTTTACCCCTGCTGTTTTGAAACTCTGCCCAAATCTTCCACTGGCATCCGTGGGGTTTGATATCATCAAAAGCCTTGCATTCTCACTGGTGAGAACCCCTTCAATGGCTTGGTATATCTGTTCACTTACCCCAACTGCCTCATCCACAATGACAAGAATGTTTACCTCATGGAAACCCTGGAACCTGTCTGGGTCATATTCAGGAGCAGTGAAGCCCCAAATCCAATGGTTACTGTCAAACCTCAGCTCCTGGGAAAGCAACTTGCCACCTATCGGAATCTGTGCCCTCTGGTGGGCAAGCCTTATCTCCTTCCAAAGTATTCCCCTTACCTGCCTGTCTGTTGGTGCTGTGGTAATGACAATGGAAGGTCTGTGGCAGCAAGCATACCAAAGAGCAGCACAGGCTGCCACATAACTTTTCCCTGCACCGTGACAAGATGCAACTGCAATTTCCTGGTTATCCCTTATCGCTTCCAGAACCTCCACCTGCTTATGCCACAGCTTGCTGCCCAAAACATTTTCCACCCACCACTGGGGTTGGCTCCTTGACTTTTCCAAAATGTTCTTGGCACTTGTGGCACTAAGCATCTTCCTCATCAACTCTCTTCAAAAGCTCAATCCAGGTTTCCATGGCTCCTGCCTTCCTGCCTTCTGCATCCGTTCCCAGAAGTTCGGCTTTGGTCTTCATGGAATTGGTTATATTCAAGTTCAAACTCCTGATAAATTCTGCCAGGGTTTTGGGAACCTTCCCAAACTCATCCAGGTTCTGCTGGACAACCTTTGCACTTTCCTGGTAAAGCTCATAATCTTTTTCAATCATGGCATCCAGCTTGGCTATCTCGGTAATGTTCTTTGTCACATATTCCTTGGCATAATCTTCCTCAATGCCTTCTTTTGGCTTGTGCTTCTCTTTGGCATAAGCAGCCTGCACATGCTCCTTGTTCATGCCAAAGTGTTTAATCATGTGTGTCCTTAACCCTGAGTGAGAGAATTGCACATCCAGTTCTTCCTTGATAATTTTGGCAGCAGTAAAATAACCCTTGCCCATCTTTTTAAGCTGCAGGTATCTGTCTTCGATTTGCTTGGTCTTTCCGCTTTGGCAAATCTTGCAATATTTTCGGCCCATCTTCTCATGACCGTTCAATTCTTTCTCTGCCATGCTGCCTCAGCTCCTATACAACACCAGTCTGTGCATAACGGCACGTCAATGGTGTGCTCGCTTTTCTCTGTATTCACCTCCATTTTACCTTATTTCACTACACAACGCAACGCTCACAGTCTTCTGATTCAATTACTTGGCCCTTTCTGCTCTTATCCCTATAAACAGTTATCCCCTTGCAATTCACTGCATATGCTGTCATAACTGCCTGCTTAACCGTTCCAATATCCGCATCAGCAGGCAAGTTTATTGTCTTGCTTATGGCATTATCCGTAAACTCCTGGAATGTGGCTTGGTGCCAAACATGCCAATCCCAGGTGATATCATGAGCTGTCCTGAAAAGCTCTCTGTCATATCCTTCTTCCAACAAAGGATGAACCCTTTCAAACTGCAGGTCATAATGGTTTCGTTTCTCTCTAATTGAAAATATTGGCTCAATGCCACTTGAACAACCTGCCAAAAGGGATATGCTCCCTGTGGGAGCTATGGTTGTCACCGTTATATTCCTGCCATTGCTTACTTTCCTTGCCACCTGGGCAATAAACCGCATAACTTCCCTGGCCTTGCTCAAGGCTTCCGTGCTGTCATATTTTATGCCCATCTTTATCAGAGCATCAGCCCAACCCATCACACCAAGGCCAATTTTCCTTGTCTTCAGTGTTGCCTCTTTAATCTGTGGCAAAGGGAAGTTATTGCAGTCAATAACCCCGTTCAAAAATTCCACACTTTGCTCAACCGTCTCCCCTAAAAAATGCCAAGCAAAATCATCACCAACAACGTGTTTCCCCAGGTTGATAGAACCCAAATTGCAGCTTTCATAAGGCAACAAGGGTTGTTCTCCGCAGGGATTGGTGGCCTCCATTTTACCCAACCATGGTGTTGGGTTGCATTCTTCAATCTTGTCAATAAATAAAATTCCAGGCTCACCGTTATACCAAGCCTGTTCAATAATTTTGTTGAAGATGCCTCTGGCATCCTTCCAACCCCAAATCTCATTATTTTTGGGATTAACCAAGGCATACCTTTTGCCTTCCTCAACTGCAGCCATGAATTCATTGGTCAAAGCCACTGAAATGTTGAAATTCGATATTTCACCATCTTCATGCTTGCACCTTATAAACTTTTCAATGTCTGGGTGGTCAACCCTTAATACAGCCATATTGGCTCCCCGTCTCATGCCTCCCTGCTTAACCTGTTCTGTTGCCACATCGTAAATTTTCATGAAGCTGATTGGGCCACTGCTTACCCCTCTTGTGGAACCAACCAAATCACCTTCTGGTCTCAGCCCACTAAAGCTAAAACCTGTTCCCCCACCGCTTTTATGAATCAAAGCAGCATCCCTCAAAGTTCCAAAAATGCTTTCCATGGTGTCCTCAATTGGAAGCACAAAACAGGCAGACAACTGCCCACCTCTACCAGCATTCATCAACGTGGGTGAATTGGGCAAAAACCGCTTGTCCATCATAATCTCCCTGCCACAACCAACATAACTGCTTACCCGTTCAATCATGTCCTCAAAGCAATGCTCTCCTTCCTGTAAGTATTGCCTTTTTAATAGTTCATTCAACTGTGACCCTCCTTATCAATTTTGAGAATGCTCCCCTATTATATTATATCCTTTCCAGCCCTGATTCAACCCCACCTTTTAAAACTTCTTTTTACCCCAATCCAACCTTATTGCACCTTATATCAAGGTCTTTCCTGGAAGCCAAATAATCACACAAATGGACTATTTTCTCCAATTCTGTCTCAGGCAACCTTTTGCCCCACTTGCCCATATGCTTCTCAATACAGTCCAAAATCATGTGTCTAACACCATTTTTAACAAGGTCTTCTTCCCCTGCAGCAAAAATAGAAGCAGCCAACTCTCCATGGTCATCAACCGTGAATTCCTGGCCCTTCCCTCCGCCATACTTGAACCCGTCATGCAGGATAAGAGCAGCCAAAATAATGTCTTGCTCCAGGTCATCCAAGTCCAGCACCTCAAAAAGCTGTAGAGCAAACCAAACACAACCCCTGGTATGCCCTACAAGGCCACCTTCCCCCTGGGCAAACCTGGGATGATGCTTACCCGTGGAAGATGCTGGAACCTTCCAGAAGTATGCTGGCAGCATTTCAACCTTGCCCTGGCACCAACTTTTTACCCGTTCATCCTTAATCCACCTCAATAATTTGTCCATCTTGCCACCTCCCTGCAGTTCCACAATTATGGCATACAGCCCTGCCATCCTCAAAACAAAAGAACCCTTCACCTGGAAGCATACCGCATGCACACTTTCCAGGAGCATCAGCAGGGTGATTGTAACCAACCTCAACAACCTCACCAACCCTGTCCTTAAACATGGCCCTGAAAACTCCGTTCAAACTTCGTTCCTCCTGTGCAGCAATCTTGCAAAGCATTTCATATTCCCCTTCGCTCAAATATACTGTAACCTTCTTTTTCATGCATAACACCTCCATCCGATATACCCCCTTGGGGTATTTTGGCCAATTTTAGAAGACTATAATCAAAAATAACACCTTGTCTAACCTTAAAACACCTTATACCACCTTATATAACCTTAAAATTTTTACCTAAAAACAGGAAAATAAGGAAAATAAAACCTCTTCCTGTTTTTTCCTCTCCTGACATTTTCCCAAATAAACCCAAATTCAGCTCTCTGCCCTGAAAAAATCTAATCAACTTGCTTCCGCATGCTCCAGATTGCTTGGCCTTGCCTCAAATTGCTGCCCAATTTGACCCAAAATTTTGGGATTCCGCATCCCCAAGCCATCTCAACCTTGGGGTCTCCCCAATTTTTATTCAACCCCTATAGACCCCCTAAGTCATTTTGCTCGGGGATGCGGAAAATCGGAAAATATCACCTACAAATTTCCTGTTCAGGAAGTTCCTTACTGAATATACCCCCTGATAAAACCTGCAGGAAGGTAAATAATCCCATCAACTTTTTTGCCTGCCTTTTTCCAATTTAAAACCTTGTCATCACCATCATAGACCCACCCGTTTCCAGCAGCCAAAAGGCCATATTCCTCTGCCACCTTCCTTGCTGGAATCCAGGTGTCAACTGTTATCTCACCATCATTCCAATCAACTTCTGCTCCCAGTTCCTCTGCCACAAACCTGATTGGCACCATGGTTCTGCCTTCAATTATCTGTGCTGGCACATCTGTTTCAATTTGCTCCCCGTCAACCAATATGACAATTCCTCCTGCACCGCTTGCAACCCCTGCAAACAGCAATAAGCCAACCAATATAGCCACAAAACGCATTTTGTCCCCTCCTTATAAACAGTGCCTTACCATAAAATTGTCCATTTGCTCCCTGGCAAACACATTTCGCTTAGTTATTGCCACCCTTAAAAAATGTAAGGCATCTTCATAATCATCCTTATACTTGCAAACTTCCCTGTGCTTGCAATGACCGCACTGTGCTCCTGCTTGTGCTTTTAGCATCAACCCTGCCTCCCTTCGCATTCAGCCAAATAACCCCTGGCCCCTTCCAGGTCATCCGCTTCAATAAACTGCTCCAACTTGGCTGTGTGTGCTTTTACGTTTTGCAGCATACCGTGAAGGGTTTTGTTGGTTTTGTCCTTGGCCTCTGCCTTCCTTTTAATCTCCATGTAGCAATCCTTACAGGCAACTCCAGCCTCCTTAATCTCTTTGCCACACGGTTCACATATCATACCTTTCTCCAACTCCTTCCCCTCTTGATATCACTTATGGTATTCCTGGCAACATTATAATCCCTGGCAATGGCACTAAGCCAATCACCCCTTTGAATCCTCCTTTTAATCTCTGCAACTTGCTCTGCTGTCAACTTTCTTTTTGGCATTGGGCCACCTCCCTTATCTTACCAGTGAATAACTGCCAATATACCCCGTGCCTTGTTGCATCCCTGCAATGTTGCATGCCCTTGTCATATAACCCCAAATTCTTCAACCGTTCATTATCCACAAATTCCTTCTGGGCAGGTGTCTGTTCTATCCACTTCACCTCATTCTTGTAACAAAGCCACTTGATGACCCCTATAATTTGCACTGTTTCAAATTTGTTGCCCGTCATAGCCTTGGCCTTGGCTCCTGAAAGGGCATAGCCTTCAAAGATAACCAAATCCAAATGTCCAAGCTCCAGGAGAACCTCCAACCTGTCCAAAAATTCCAGTGGTTCCTTTTCCCCAAAGTCAACCCGTTCCAAGCCTTCCCAGATGCAGAAGCCCACCGTGCTGCCTGGGTCAATGCTGATGTATTTCAACCCTAAAACTCCTTCCCGTGCAATCTCGGCCTCATCTTCCGCAGCAAGGTATCTGTTACCCTGCCATCGGCCATTCTGCCCTTTAAGCCATGTTCAGCATCTTACTCAAACTCACCCAAAATCGTTTTGGCAGCCTTTGCAAGGCTTTTCCTGACACTGCCAGGAAGTTCTACATCGGAAGCCTTCTCAGCAAGGTATTCCACAAATTGCATTGCCTCTTTGGTGGCATCAGCATTTTTGCTCTTTTGGGCCATTTGCCCATCAAAAGCCTGTTTTACCACCATGACTTCAGCCAATGTGTGGTTAGTCAGCAATTCATCCGTGGTAACACCCAAAACACTGGCAAACTTTTCGGCAGCATCCCTGGTCAAATTCTTTTTAAAATTCTCAAAGCTGGCTATATTGCCAGGGCTTGTGTAATTCGCTTTTTGTGCTAATTGAAATTGGGTCAACCCCTGCTCCACTCGGTATTCCTTCAAATTTTTTGCCATTTCTTTTTCACTCCTTTGCTTTCATATTTGAAGCTTTTGCTTTCACATATATTATGCACCATACACGAAAGTTTCGCAACCTAAAGTTTTAAACTTCTTTATAAGGTATTATAAGGTTTGGCTATTTCTCTGCAAACTTCACTATCACTTTTTCCTTCAATAATCTCGCTCTGGTAAAGCTCCAATATTTCCTGTT